GAAATAAGATACAAAAAAATGAGCGCCAGGTGTTACAATTTCAAGAAAAATTGTACCTTTGCAGCGCGAAAATCGGGGTGTAGCACAGTTGGCTAGCGCGCCACGTTCGGGACGTGGAGGTCGGAAGTTCGAGTCTTCTCACCCCGACCAAACACAGCGTAAATGATTATAAAACAATCGTTTACGCTGTGGTCGTTTTAGGGTACCGGGACAGCATCCGGGACAGTAAAAGATTTGATTTTCTACACTTGATAAAATCCTTATTATCAAGCGTAAAAAAAAATGTCTGACCTCACTTACTCCCAGATAGCAAATAAGGAAATTGTCTCATATACCTACCCTCAATTATACACTGGTGTGGAATGGTATGTCGGTTTCTATGCCTTCGATCCGGCACGCAACTGCATGCGTCGAAAGAAAATCAAGATTAATTTTGTAACGAACCTTGCTGACAGACGCCGTTTTGCCCGTACAATAGTACAAAGGATCGTCAAGAAACTCGAATCAGGATGGAATCCGTGGGTCGAAGCTGAACATGGAAAAGCTTTCCAAACATTCAAAGATGTTTGCGATCATTACCGCCGGTATATTACCAAGATGTTTAATGATAATCTATATCGAGAAGAAACGTATGCCGGCTACATATCCTACCTTCGCAATCTTGAGCAATACAATGGTGAACGTAGACATCCAATCACGTATATCTACCAATTCGACAGTGCTTATGTAACTGAATTCCTTGAATACATTTATGTAGATAGAAATAACACGGCTCGCACACGAGACAACTATCTGACGTTTTTACGTGTTTTCAGCAGTTTTTTGCTTCAAAATATGTACGTAAAATCAAAGCCGACAGATAGTATTAGCGGATTAGGAAAAAGGCTGAAATTAAAACAACGTACGATCATTGAAGATAATGATATGCTTAGATTATATAATTACCTTGAAAAAAACAATAAGTTTTATCTGTTAGCCTGTTATATACTTCACTATTGCTTTATCAGACCAAAAGAGATGAGCTATTTACAAATAGGGCACATCTCACTCAAACGACAAACCATTTTCATTCCAGACACAAACGCAAAGAACAAAAAAAATGCAGTAGTTACATTGCCGGAAAAAGTCATCCACCTGATGCTGGAACTTAAAGTATTCGAGAATACGACCGATTCCGACTTCCTTTTTTCTACAAACTTCAAGCCCGGCAAAGAACGAAGAGATGAAAAACAGTTCCGTGATTTCTGGACAAGATATGCACGCAAGGAATTAAGATTTCCGGCCAAATATAAATTCTACAGTCTTAAAGATACAGGTATTACAAGCATGTTGCGCAAATACGATAATCTTACCGTGCGCGATCAGGCTCGACACGCCACGATACTGATGACGGACACCTATACACCCCACGATATTATGAAGGCTAATGACCTGATTAAAAAACACGAAGGCATTTTCTAACTGTTATCCGGATAGAAATATCCCTTCACTAACGGATTCTTGCAACCATTTGCAATGGTAATTTCTATTTTCTTACACACAAATTTCTTGTTGTTAATGATATACAAGGGAGAAACATCCTTTGTGTCTTTCAGTAACAGCGAGAACTTTTCTATTTTGGTGGAATCTACCTTCCCGGACACAAATGCTCCTTCTTTGAAAATACTATTATCGACATATAATCGCATCGTATCCGCCCCTCTATCGATGTCGGAGTTCGGGTAATAGGCGTAAGTCCCTGCTCGATTGCCTGAAGCTTCCGTCCATGTGGCTGAGCCGTCATTGGTGTTCTTAATAAAGCCATGAAACAGGCATATTGTCAGATTGCTATCTCTGTCTATATCCGTGATGCCGTTTTCGATTAAATCAGTCAAGGTCTGTGATTTCGTGTCATCCACCATTGTGCGGCCGGAATAGGGTATATTGTTTATGATGGATATGTCTTCAACTTTACTCGAAGTAATCGTCTGTTGCCACTTCAGATAGTTAACGACCATGCTCGATGGCACAATTTTCAACTCATTAACCGATATGTCAGCGTTATGCACTACGTTCCGGAACTGATCGACTTCTATGAATCCACGAACATATATGTAATATTTGTTTGTTGATATAATGTAATATCGAAAGGTAGAGACAATCGAGTCTATTCGTGTGCCGATAATCAGGCTGTCCACATAGAGCTTAGCAGCTGCTAAATCAGCAAATGTTTTCAAAGCAGCACTATCCTTTACTTCGTCCGATAACTTCGCATATTTGAAGTAGGTAGTGTCTGCAACGGCATAGCCCACATTATCATAGTCGTTTGCAATTGCATCTCCTGTTTCAAGGCATTCTGTTTCGTACGCTCGAGTTACACTGTCAGCATCGACATATACAGTTTTGCCGGATGTGGTTCGCTTCTTAATGCTTACCGTCGAATTCTTCGTATCAATGATATACTCCACATTGAATAGATTTTCAACCTCCAGCAAAAAATCATCCACCGTCCAGTCCGGCAGACAAGCGGCATATCTCAACGATCGGATTGGGTTCAAGATAAACATCTTGGTTGCACGCGGGTAGTTTCTCAGGTCGTTAGCTGCAACCGTATAACCCAGTATAGAAAACAGTTTTTCCAATATATAGAGAAATTTCGGTTGCATAATGATGTTGTTGCAACCGGTGATGTTCACATACAAATTTGTTGTGGTTGTCTCATATACATAATCATTAGCAATGGTATCCGTGAATTTTACGGGAACACAGAGAAATTTCTCGTTTGGATTCGTCCCGTCCATCGACGCCTTTGCCCGGGCGTAATCTATCGCTGTTTCGGTGCCGAAATCGAGCATCCATATCTTCTTTGTCGAATACCCTGTTTTCAGCAGAAAATTAAAGGATGAATTATCTGCCAACAATTGTAATGTGATGTTTTCATCTGTAATTGCCGTTACTGTATAGGTTCCGTTCAGTTCCTCTTGTGCATCGCAGATAAGTATGGCCGTGCCGGTGGTGATGCTTTGTTTTGTATTTAACCGGTGCACATACCCGAATACGGCGGCATTGACCGGATCGAGCAGACTCAACGTAACATCAAGCGTGTAATCGCTTCGCTTAGTCACGTGCACGTTCTCACGGGTGAGGGTAATATTGAAGTCTTCAGGAAGCGTTACCTGCCGCTTATTAATGTATAGTTCTGTCATCGCGATGCGTTTGAAATATAGGTATTATACCGGTCTAATTGTTTTGCCACGCCCTTATCACCTGAAATCACCACGTTCGATTGAAGTGGCTGTGATAGTTTATCAACCAATGCGGCCTGAATAGCAGTTGCCTGTAAAAGTAATTGCTTCAGTTCATCGTTTCCACCTGCCAAATCTCCGCCGGCACTTGATTTACCTGCCGAAGAGCCTCCGATACTGATAAAGCCGCCTCCCGAGTAGCCGGATACGTGATTGGAGAAGTATCTGTTCATGTCGAATGTAGCTATCGTGCCATTTTTCTGCGCCGCATCTATCATGCTGATAATCGGAGCTACCGTGGGATTCTTTACCGCCGCATTGCTGGCCACCCATTCAAGACTCTGACCTGTTTTACCTTCGCCTACTATCACGGTGGGTTTGTCCACATAACCACGCTTGGTTGGGTCATAAGCGGCGTTGAACGGCTTCCCATCCTGTGCTCTGGTCACGTCGATGGAACCGCCAGACTCAAGACCTTCGATTCCGTTTATCTTGGCTACGTTGGCCAATCCTGTCGCTATCGTGCCGGCCATGGCAATGGCACCAAACGGAGGAGGATAAGCCGCTAAGGCTTTTGAAGCGGCCAAATAGGTATCGATCGTAGCCTGGGCGGTGGCCACTAATTTGTAAGCAATGGTATTTTGTTTGAATAAACCGGCTACTGCCCCCAACGTGTTGCCGATAACTTCCATCTTTTGCTCTTGAGTAAGCGTTGTCAGCTCAAGTTCAGCTTGGTTGTACTTCGTCCTGATGTGCTCTTTTTCCGCTTCGGTCAGTTCGACATTATCCAGCTCTTTTGCCTCTTCCGCCTTTAGTTTTTTAAGTTTCAACTGAAGCACCTTTTTATCATATTGGTTTAACCCTGCTATCTGATTATCGAGGTCAGTAACCAGGGCTGCCGCTTTCCTGCTTTTCTCCGAATCGTCAAAAGAGGCATTCGATTCCACCGTTTTGGTGCGTGCTTTTTGATTGTTCAGCTCAATTTGCTCATTTATCTCTTTTGCTTTTTCGGGTTGGAGTTGCAATTTTATTTTCAACGCATCTTCTTCAGCTTTCCGATCTTCTTCGATACGTTTCAGGGTCAATTCATGCTCTTGTTGAACCGTACGTTTTTTGCCGGCAAGTACTTCATCATCCCTGAGTCGATTTATTTCGACCTCACGCTTCAGGGAAGTAACAAGCAATTCGGCACGGGCGGCGGCAATATCACGATCGTATTTAAGGTTTTCGGCTTCTGCCTTTTTCTTCTCTTCCGCACCTTCTTTTTCGGTCATCATATTTGCCTTTACTTTCCGGTTAATAATAGCTTCTTCTTCATCAGATATTTGCTTCATCTGGGCAATACGGCCATTGTACACCGACTCATCGATTAACAGGCTTTTATCGGCATCTTTCAAAGCTGCTTCACGGGCTTTGATAGCTTTTTCGTCGCTTTCGATCAGTTTTTTTGTCGCTTCGTTCGCCTTTTTCTTCTCTTCATCAGTCAGTTCCCTCACTGGCTTTGGGCTATCGGTTGGCTTTTTTTGTTCTTCTTGTTTTTGTTCGGCGGCCTTCTTTGGCTGTTCTTTCACAGCCTGGGCCATTCGTTTGTCATACGCTTTTTGGTAGGCATCAGCTACGGAGTCGCCCCACTTTGACATGGACGATTTAAGTTGTTCGATACCTTGTTTCATCTGATCGGGGCTAAACGTTGCCGCTCCTGATATTATTTTCCATACTCCTACCCAGAATGTGATCAAGCGGCTTCCCATTTCACCAATGGCAGCAAATAACCCTTGCGTGACCGCCTGTACTTTAATGCTATGGTTATACCAGGTAATGAAGCCGGCAACCAATGCCATTATTACCGTTAACATAAAAACTATCGGGTTTTTCTTTACAACGGCATTCAATACTGTTTGCGCTATGGTTACACGGTTAGTCCAAAGCTCCTGCACTTTTTTCCAGGCAACATCCAATGCAGATACCGTAGAGGATTTTATCACCGCCGCATTATAGGCAATTACCGCTACGGTTAAAGCGGCAAACCACTGCCAGTTATCTTTGAGAAATTGTGGAAGTTGCACAAGCATTTTCATAAATATGACGGTACCATTTGTTACCTGGAACAATGCCGGGCTCAATTTCTCTACCAACTCCATACCTGACAGTTGCATTTCGTTTCTGGCCTGAGCCAGTTTTGCACTCATTGTACCGGTATTGATCCGCGCCTGATCGATAGCAGTGTTAGTACCTGTGCATGCCTTTGTCATTGCATCATACTGGTCTATATTTTGAAGCAAGATAGTACCGGCCGTAACGTTTTCGGCCCCGAACATTCGTATTTTCAAAGCATCTTGAGCGGCGGCCGAGGTGTGTTCGTTCATTTTCTTGTTGACTTCCGCCAACGCATCACGCATATTGAATTGTCCGGAAGTATAACCGACACCGGCTTCTTTCAGCTTCAGCAACGCACCCCGTAATTTCGTACCGGCCTCTTCTCCAACCAACTGCTTGGATGCAAGCACCTCCAACGCACCAACCGATTGCTCAAGGGTCATGTTCGAGTCCTTTGCAACCGTTCCGACATTCTTCATAGAATCGGTAAGGTCGGATATTTCAGCACTACCGGCCAGCGAACCGGCTGCCAGAGCATTGATAATACGGCGGGAATCTTCGGCTTTCAGGTTGAATTGATTCATCGAAGCAGTGACGGCTGCAAATGCAGGAGCGGTTTCCATTTTACCGGCGGCTGCAAGCGTAAGCGCTTCCTGCGTCACCATCTTCAGGGCCTCTTTGTTTTGCAGCAATTCAGGACGTTTTGACCCGATAACCGTAAAACCGTCCACGATATCTTTGGAGGCTGCCGTGATACGTACACCATCTTCCGTGACAGAGGTAGACATCTGCTTTGCCTGATCCGTCAACCATTTCACGCCATTGTCGCTCAATCCGGTAAGTGATTTGAGGTTAGCCGCCGAATCCTCCAAATCCAAAGCATCCTTCCGGTACTCCTGTAGCTTCATGGTGATGCCGGCAAGCGCGGCCACACCTGTCATGATCACCATCGCATATTTATTGGCTCCGTCGGCCAGTTTGCTCCACATGCTTTGTCCGGCTTTGCTTTCAGCAGATATTTTCGCCTGTTCGGCGCGCACTTTCTGCATCGAAGTCTGCACTTGATCCCACTCTTTGGAGCCACGGGCAATTTTACCGCTGTTCAGCTCGGCTGAAAGCGAAGACATTGCTTTTTGCAGCTCGCGAGGCGTGGCGCTCGAAAGGTTATTGAGTACCGTATTGACATCAAACAGGGATTTCTTTACCTTATTGATTTCTTTGCCGGTTTCCTGAAATGATTTCTTCGCGTTATCGAAACGCTTGATATCACCGGCCTCATTGGCCTCTACCATTTCCAATTTATAATGCTTCGCGGCATCTTCCAGCATCTTCAGCTCGGCACGTGCCTGCTGACCGTTCACCGTCGTTACTACCTCCGTTTTGCGTGTATCTACAGCCATAATCGTGTATTTTTCACGAAAGTAGAAACTCTGAGAATGGCAAAAAAAGACATAAAAAAAGCCTCACATGTCTGCAAGGGCTTACTCAAGCCATAATTGGTCGTCAAACAACAACTATAGTGAGATAGCAGTTAGTTCTTTTCCAAGGTTGTGGAGCGCATTCTGAATTTTATCGACCTGTTGTTTACGTGGTTTGGAATTTCCATGCATATAACTCCAAAGCTGTTTTCTATTAATGCCTGTTAATCGTTCCAAAGCAGCCAGAGTAATAATGCCGGCATAGTACTCCAAAAGACTTTGAGTATCGAACTTATACACAATTTCATAATCTTCATCTAAGAAGTCCGGATATTCGTGTCCGTCTTCAGCAGAAGTTTCCTTAAAAAACTGCATTTGCTCTATCATATTCTGTTTGGCGGCTTCTACGGAGTCACCCATCCCGGTAAACATTTCATCTTTACAGTACACGCTAAATGTACCGTCATTCGCTCTTTCAATAATTGCTCCAATTGTCTTCATAACTATCCTCTCATTGTTGTTTTACCCTATAAAGATAGACATTCGTCTATTGTTAACAAACAAACCGCCCCTACTTCACAGCAGGGGCGGCAGATCGACGTACAGAGAGCAGTTCTCAGGAGCGTTTGAATAGCTTTTTTATCAGGGAAATTAACGGAGCTAAGAACAACCTTATTTCAGACCAATAGCGTTTTACGGCAATGGCTATGGCAATCGCAGTTATCAAGACAAGGATATACCAGAGGTACGCTATTCCCGGTTTTTGAGGGATGGATGTTATTTTGGTTTTTGTCTGAATGGTGGTGCCGGTTTTCGTCTTATCGGTCAACTCACTTTTCTTCGACACGTTGGTCACTTCGATTGCCTTCTTGCGGGTCGTTGCTTCCTGTTCCGTCGTCTCTTCCGTTTCTGACTTTACCGGTGGGCGGGCAGTGCCGGGCACGATCGGTTTGTCGGGATCGTAAACGGTGGTCTTTACCGTTTTGCGGATCATCACTCCGGATTGTTCGTCCGTTGTCCGGTTGGCGGTGGTGGTCTCCACGTTGCTGGCCGCGACATCGTTTTTTTGCTCTGTCTTTTGAACGGAGGCCATCTGAGTCACTGTTTTAGCTGTGTGGCAGGCAGTCAACAGTCCTAATCCTGCAAATGCAATAATCAGTTTTTTCATTTTCTTATAGTTTACGGTATTTCTCATACGCCTTGGCCATGGAGAGGTTATACGGTTCGCGGCCATATTTAAGGGCAAGCGCCTTGTATCCGCTGCCGTTATAGATTGTTGCCACACCGTCCCAGTCTTTGGCTTTTAAGCAGGCCTGCAATCGGGCATCGGTGGCGATAAACCTGGCTATTTGCCACACCTGGCGCTCGATGCCCGTTTTGGCATCGTCCCACATGGCACCTACGGAGCTGTAGCCGAGGCGTTGCCAATGAAAACCCATCACCTGTCCCAATCCGATGGAGGTCGATTCCATGGCGGCACCGGCATTTTTGGCGAACGCGTCGTTAAAGGCTTTCCATTCGCCTTCCTGCCGTTCCACACCATTCAATGACCACACCCCCGAAGGCGCGTAAGGCGCTTTCTTTTTGAACCATGCCGGCTCAAACTGGATGATGATTTTGCCGGTTGTCGTATCAAAGCCTCTGCCTCCGGTTTCCACCTCGATAAAGGCCAGAAGGGCGGCAGTTTCCTGTCCCGAGAGAGCGGCTTGCCGCCGTACGATATTAATCAGTTGTGCTTCCATTGTCGCTTATTTTAGTCGGGTCGGGTATCTGCTTGGCATAGTTGATCAGTTTGTTCAGGTCTCCCGCCGATACGTTTTTGATGATATCCCGGATTTCGAAAGGGATGTCCGCCGCATTTTCTTTGGTGGCCCGCTGGTTTTCCAACACCGATTTACCTTCGATCACGATACAGGCAATGCCTACCAGTACCGAGAGATAAGGCAACCTCCAAAACGGGAAGCTGCTGGCCAATACGTCAATGAAAGTGGCGAGAAAAAAGACGATCAGGTAGTTGATGTCCTTATTGATCGTTTTGCGAAAGCCTCCGGAATAGACTTTTTCGCCGTTCGCCCTGGCACGCCTTACCCCCGTGTAAAAATCAACCCCCGAAGCGAAAAGAATGAAGATGGAGGACAGGGCGACCACGTACGACCATACGATGACGGTGCCCCAATTGCCTGATACGGCTTGTTCGATGATAAATGTTGAATTCATTGTGTTATTGTTTTATGATGTCTCATATAGAGGTAATTTTGATTATTGAAGCAGGTAATCCGCTTGAATCTCGAAATAGCAAATTGTATTATTTCCAGCATAAGAACTTGTGAATTTTATTCCCATCGCACCGTCGGCCTGAACACGGGCTTTCAAGGGAGCGGCTGTGTTGTCGGTGTAGATCAGGGCTGTTCCGGATAATTTCACGCCCGGAGAAACAGCAACCGGATAAAAAAACGAAAACGAAGTAGGGGAATCGTTTTCAAATGTTTGCATAAAAGAACCGGATATCGCCACATGCACCACAAGGCCGATTTGACTGTACATGGCGGCTATTGTAGTAATATTTCCGGCTATGTTGTTCATCGATCGGTACACTACGGAGGATAAAAAAGAACCGCTTCGCAGAATATCCACGCTACCGTCGTTTTTAGTAATAAACCACGGGTAGGGATTGTTTGAATTGATGAATCCCGATGCTCTTACAACGCCGTTCACATCCATCGGATAGGCCGGTGCCGGGGTTCCTATACCGATCAGCGGCGTTGTCTGCCCCATGTTTTTTCCGTAGATCGAATTACCGATATTAAGTTGATTGTTTGCCGTGGGATCGGGTACGTCCGTTTCCCGTCCGATAGTAATATTGTAGCTTCCCGTCGTGATATTCTTGCCGGCATAATATCCCAATCCGACATTGCTTTCGCCGACAGTTACCGCGATCAATGCCGAATTACCGTTCGCAACATTATAATTTCCAAAGGTTAACCCCAATAGGGCGTTCACCCCGTAAGCATTGTTATAAGAGCCGGCGGTTACATTTTTAAGTGCCGTGTTACCAACCGCCGTATTGTTATTGCCGGTGGTATTCTTTAACAGCGTTTGTTGACCGACAGCGGTGTTGTATTTTCCCGTCGTATTGAAAAACAGAGCTCCCACACCTACCGCAGAATTGGCTACTCCGGTGTTCGTGTCCGGATTTAGCGACATGGTACCCAATGCCGTGTTGCCTTTGCCTTGGCTACTTAGCCAACCGGCCACCGATCCGTTACGCTTGAATACTACATCCACATCATCGGTCGTTCCGATAAAATTGGTTCCGGCAACAGTACCTTCATTGCCTGATAACCCCCATTGGGCCTTCAGGTCGTCTTTTGAGGCTGCGGATATATTGTCGCGTGCCAATGTTTTCTCACTTGCGGAGAGGTTTTGTTCTTTGTCAAAACGTACTGCATTGCTACAGATTACTCCGGCATCCTGCGTGCTGCCGTCCGAGAAGGTGAGTATCAGATGTCCGTCCGCGTCGATCGATGCCGTGAAGCTGTTATTGGTGTTTTTGAGCTTGATGATCCAGTTCAAAGCTATATAGGGCGGCATGTTGTTGTGTTTGGCATCACCACCTGTATAATCGGAATAGCCGGCATTACGCGCTGCTTCACTGGCATCACCACGCCCGCACCACCACCGGCGGCGTGAAGTGTAATCAGGGCTTTGCCATTCGGGAGTCCCTGCATCTCCATCTGCAAGGGAGATTCTTACGCGATGCTTTGGTAGTTCGTCAACTGTCAACTGATGCTTTTCCTCTCCTCCAGTTTTGGCCAACTCATAACCCGTGCCGGTCTGCACGATAGTATAGCCGGGAGGGATGAAGGGAAGGGAAAATTTTCCGGTTGTCACATTTACACCCCACAGAGAATTTAGGCCTCCAAGATTATTATACAAATCAGGATAATCGGATATAAGAAGCCAGGTTTGAACCTGCGGAATGGGCATATAATCGACCGGAACAGTGGAAACAGTACCCGGCCACGGAAGAATAGAACCGGCAATAAGGCTATCTGATTTACCGCGCAACTGTTCCGACATCCAAGCCAGGGCATTTTGCATCCAAGTGCCTATGCGTTGTGCAGTATTGGCCTCTGTGGCTGTTTCGTTTGCTATTTGGTCGGCGGCGGACTTTAGAATAGTATAATTCATTGCAGTCTATTTTTGAACAAAATTAAAGATGGAGAAAGAGCAGAAAAAAGACAGCTATTTACCGTTTATCACTTTCGCCATCAGAAAGGCAAACTCTTCGCCTTCCAGTTCGGCCATTTTTTCGCAGAGTTTATGTATGCTGCCGGCATATTTTTGAAATAGCCAATCTTTCGGCTTTCGTGTAGTCGGTTTCCCGATATCGCCTTTATTTCCATGGAAGAATCCAACTCCTACCCCATCGGCTACATACACGCCGTAGTAATTGAAAAAATGCTGTATCTTGGCAATATCGCCACCCGATTGTTTTACCAATTCTTGCTGTAACGAAGCGTAGAGCGCACCGGTATTGCCGGGGCCAATCAGCATCAATATTTTTTCCTGCCAGATGCTTACCATCATTCGAGTCCAGGATTCGAGATAAGCCTCTCTGTCCTGGTTAGGATTCCCACTCGTCATTGTCATAGCGAAGGTCTTTAGGTTCGTCCACCGTCACCATAAAATAGAGTCCAGTGGCTCCGTTCAGAAAATAACCGGGTATCTCATAATAAGGCATCCGATCGAGTTGCAGGTAGATCATTTGGTTGGCCAATGCCGTTTTATCCTTCACCAACTTAGTGCAGATACTCCGGTAAATAGCACGGCACTCTTCCAACACAGCATGTTGTTCATCCATATTGCCATACTTGTACTTTTTCAGGATGAAAATCACGTACTGCCGGCGGTCGAAGAATCCACCTCCTGCACCCTGAATGGTCACTCCGTCGTTGGTATCGTCAACACAGAAAAAAGCTTTTTCTCCCTTGAAATTCTGAATCAATTCTTCCATATAGGGCAACCCCGTGGAACGGGTAAACTTATGGGTTGATTTCGTACGCTTTAGCGTGTTGCGAATAACTTCAAAGTAAGTATAGGCATCGAACATGATTTACAATTTTATGATTGACGATTCTATTCAAATTCCGATTCAAAAGTCCCTTTGTGGGGGATTTAGGGGGTTACATATTTTTGCTTCGTGGGCTTTGGCATCGAGTTCGTCCAATGCCTGCCAGGTGTCGGTCTCCTGCACGGCTTTGAGTTTTGTGATATCGCCGCCGTGCAGGGCGCGGATTTGCCTATTTATTTGCTCGCGCATGTTAGGAACAGGTGCCGGTTGCCCCTCCATCAACGTAGTTCGCTCAAAAAAATGAGGAAAGGACTTGGCGAAAACCTCTTTCAGCCCACTGTACCAAAGAAAGACGGTGTATAATTCTTCCGGACTAACCCTTTTAAAATGATTGGAGCGGCGTGCCGTTTTAGCATCGTTGAACCGTCGGCGACCGAGATAAAAAGAGGCAGCCAAGCAACGCAAATAATATTCGTTTTTGGTGTGCAAAAATGCCTGGTAATAATTTTCACAGGCCAGGTATTGGCGGAACGGCGTACCCTGAAGACGGGAATCGATGTGTTTTTTGCGCCTCAATTTCTCCAACGGTGTGATTTCCTGCACTCCTTTCATCAAAAAACTGACGTGTTGTAGAAAATCGGTGATTTCCCAATCGTGCAACATGAATGTACCAAACCGTTTTCGTGTGCAAATCCATACGCCTCTGTAATGCCGGATCACCCGGATGCCGGCAAAGCGGCAAAAGGCTTTGGTAAGCAATTCCGTTTCGGTATTGCCGGTAAGCAGTAAGCAACTCACAAACGTGAGCTGACTTTCTGTCAACTGCTTCCAGGTAGTGGGTACTGTTATCTTGTTTTCCATCAGGTGCCGAAGAAAAAAGTGCTATCCGCCTTTTTGTTCTGATAGTGTGCCGCCATTTTAATGGCGTAAATATCCGAATTGATATAGGTTGAAAACGATGCGGCATTGGTCTCCATGTAGTTGACAAGCAATCGCAATGCCTGTTCTGCCTGTTCGTTTAATGCTGAAATAAGCAAACCAACCACGTGCCAAATCATGCGCAACACCTTTTTATCTTCTTCCGAAAGCGTACCCGATTGCCGTTTGGCAAGCAGTTCGTCCATGTAAACAGGACTTATCCAGTCAGCAAGAATGCCAGTCTGAAAACCGATAACAGCCGCGTAACTTTGTGTCAGTTTATCCCAATTGGCTGTGGGTAACGCACCGCCTAACTGCACCATATCCGAAGGTCTCCAAAAGACCGTTTCGGTCATTTTCGCAAATACAGCGGCCAGCTTCCATTTATCCAACAATGCCTTATCGACCTCTATCATGCCGATCAGCATGTCCATTTTCACGCCGATGCGCGCCAACGTTGTTTGCAGCAACCTATCCACCCGTTGCTGACTGGCCGGAGCTTGGTTGCTATTTTGCACCACGGCAAATCCGTTGGCCGTCTGAATCAAATCGACATACGGAATAGCCAGCGAATAGGCTTTATTGGCCAACAACACAGATAGCACGAGTCCCGTATTGTCGGTCAAACCGGCAATATGAGTAAACAAATCATCGCCCAGAAATTCAGTTTTCGCCCAGGCTTCGGCTTCCTTCATAAACGGTTCTAATGCCGCCCAGTCCGTACCTTCTGCCGTGGGGATAAGGGCTGTGAATTTTTCAATCGAATCTATTATCATATCGTTATTTTTTAGTCGGTTGTGGCTTTGCCGATGGCGATGTTTGCTGTTGTTGCTGTATTGCCGCTCCTGCTGCCTTATCATTCATAGAGGCGTTTTGCGCGTCGCTGCCCTTGTCAAGCGTGGTAAGCATCAGTACCGGAATGTCGAATACAATATCTTTCCATCCGTTGAACTCGGAGATAACAAAGTAAACCTCCAGCATGATGTCATGATACGGTTTTTCCATCGACTGCTTCATGGTGAACAGTTCCCGTTGATTGCTGCCCGAAAATCCGCCTTTGCTTTTGCCGGGAGTCGCCCCGATAATATCAGGATGCACATTGTCAGCATAGCAGGTGATGTTTGTAAATTCTTCGCTATCGTCAAGCCAATCGCCACCCTCGGTACCGGCATCCACGGAGGTGATTTTTATCATCGACACTTCGTTGCCGCGCGGGTCGATGTAAAAACCACTAATCCATAGCTTATTACTATTTTCCACACCGGTAAGAAAGGTTTTGATATTCTGTTTTTCCTGATCGATGCGCTCTTTCCCTTTTTTCGGATCAGTTATTTTCTCGTCACGGAGCAGACCGGGAAAATAATCCTTGTGAATCTCCACGTGGTATTTAATACCCGTGTGGTTGCGCATCTTTGCCTCTTTACCGATGGCAATAAGGCGGAGAATATTGTAAGTACCGGACGGGAACACGCTGAAATAGGGAGGCGATTTGTAGTACTTATTCCCCACAGAAGGAAACGGGGTAAGAATGGCGAATTTGCGCTCTTTGGTATCAAATTTCTTGCCGTTTTCATCGGCTACACGCCCAACTTTCACCTCCAAATCACCCAACGGATCGTTAATATCGAGCACCGTAATTACCTCCATCTGGTCAAGTGACGGGTTTTTATTCTCCCAATCGGCATAAAAGAGGTGCTCTATCCTACCAGTCTGAGGGTTGCAACTTTCCAATCGGCAATAACATGCCTCTTTGTGTACTAAGCGTGTTATTTTTTCGCCTGCTCGATCCAAAATAATGACCGAAACAGTCCACTGAAAGTGCTTCATATCGCTGCATTGCTCCAACAGCCAGCGACTTGGACGGTTGCGACGGAAAAACGCCTTCACATCAGGGTCGGTTACCGGCTCACCGGCTTCCGTTTTGTAAGTCAAACCATTGCCATAACAAGTAAGCATATTGAATTGCTTGTTTTGACTCATAATCTCCGACTTACGAATGCGGCGGATGATACGGTAAGGCAACTGGTTGTCGGGGCCCCAAACTACATAGCCGCGATAACGCTTTTTCTCATCGCCCGGTACCGGTGCCGGAAGCAAAATCCCGTTCGACAGAATATCCTTCGAATCTTCGGCGGCACTCATCAATACTGCCGTTTTCCCGTCGTCGAGCATCATTATTTCGTGTGCTCCGTATTCGCCAAAGTCGGCGGTCTGTTTATTACTCATAAAAACACCTCCATATTGTTTATTTCGTGAATGCAAACGGCCTTTACCTTTCGTATTTCGCCGGATGCCTGAAACTTAATATTAAATGAATTGCCCTTGTGGTAACTCGATGTCATTACCACGTTGTTATATACCAGGATGTCACCGTTCAGCTTCCAACACTTCAGGTTAACGGGCTCACCGCTGTTGAGCAATTTCCGCATGTCGTTAATATGTATCAGTCGTTTAGCCATTTAGTTAAATGATTTATCAAACGTTTTATCGAATATCCGGCTTTTTGTGCCGGGTGTGGACACCGTGGTGTAGATATAGAGTTGCTGATTTTCCTGCGCATAACGCCAGGTGAATGAAAGGGCCGGCAGCTCTGTGGGATCGGAGGTGCGTTGCACCGACGGCTCCAGTATGGTTACTTCTTTGCCGGCACCGGCATTATCGTACAGAAAAATTGATTTGGAAAGGAATAAATCCTCCATCCAATCGGCTACGGCTTGAGATAAGAAGCCGGTGTTGGAGGTAAATTGCTTCACCAGATTGGTAAAGAATTTTCGATAGCTGTTTGAAAACATGCCGTACAGACTATCATCATACTTATTTTCGCGCTCCAGCAAGCCCATGCAGGTGAATGTTTCCTTCACACCGAACGAGTTGATAAAGACAAACGAAGAAGCACCGGCAGGCGAGAGGTTATCGACCCAAAAGATTTGTGTGCGCACGCCGGCTGTTACTACATATTTTTCGAGTGTGTAACCCGGCATAACGAAGCGCGAAGGCGACACATCGACCGTAACAACACCATCGGCGGCGGAAACGGAAACGCCGGTAATATCGTTAACGGTCACCTCCCCGGCTTGCGAATAGGTGACGGTAGCCACCACATCGGTAGGGGTATTCACCTTTAGCGAAAGGTATTCCTTACGTCCGACAGCCGTGGCTTTTGCACCCTGAAGAAGCGTAAGAAAACGGGTATTGATAAATGTATTGTAATCCGCATCAATCTCTACGGTGACATACTGTACTGCAAAACCGAAAGTAACCACATCGGCTCCGCACGTGGCAGAAAGCGTGTAGTTGCCGATCAACGACACCGGATCAATCACTCCCTGAAGCACTTTGTGTAATGCCCGGATCACTACATTGCCGGAAGCATCGGGGGTGTAGGTTTCCGACAGGATAACGGCTGCCGTGGCTTTGTCCGTCAGCGTGACGGAAACATTGGCCGTAGCCTGCAACACGGTATCCTTCAGCGTTGCACTGAAGGAGTAGGCATCGGGTTGTTGAACGATAGAGATTGACACAAAAAAGCCTCCTTTATTTTCTTTTGTACAAAGAAAGTAAAGGAGGCGTTTCTAAAAAAAGACAGTATGCGGTAAATTTGGCAAAGGGTAAACGGTACAATCGGTTTTAGAACGCAAACGACCTATTAATTATTAATTGCTTCGTGCTATTTGTCGTCATAATGTCCCCAAACAGATAGAACAAGTATTTCTACAACATCCTCATATATTCGATAAACAAGTCTATGCTTCGCGGTTATTCGTCTTGACCAAGTTTCTACCCTGCAATGTTTCATCAACTCAACCTGCCCCGTTCCTGTTTTGGGGTGTTCTTGCATTTCCTCAAGTAGTTTAGTCAGCTTCTTGATGGCAATAGGTTCGCTTTTTTGAAGTTGCAACAATTCTTTTTGGGCTTCGGGGGCAAATTCTATTTTGTACATAGAAGTCTTTCAATAAACTGCTCCGTACTTTCATCGTCTCTTTGTCTAATACCTTTGCCCTCTTTGACGCTTTGGGCTGCCTTGTCGATCTTTGCAAAAAAATCTTCTTTGCTCATCAACGTATCGTCTTCCGTTACAGGTACGATTTTGTAAGACTTGTTTTTCCCCCTGCGGATAAGAATTTCAATGCCATTATCCACTTTTTCGAGATAGCTTTTCTGCTTCTCCCTAAATTCTCTTGAACTGATAATTAACATAATCTTGAATTTATAAATGTGTACCAATATTGTACGCAAATATACGGACATTATTCCATTATTGTGCTGCCATTCAATTTATTTTGTTCCATTGGATAATTAACCGGTAAAACAAAAGCCCCAGTGTGGGGCTTCCTGTCGTCAATTTAGGGCTTTCGCCGTGTCAGATTGTTTCATCAGCCACACCGGTTCACAATCCTCAAAGCCAATGGTGTAACCGCGGGAGACCATAAAGGCACTTACCTCTTCGGCTGAAAAAACGCCCATGCCGGCCAAGTCTTGGCAAATGGTTTCGCTCGACTTCCGTACCGAGGCATCGGCATCGGTGGCCGGAGGAAACTCTCCGCAATAGCGGGAGAGGATTACTATTTGCCAATCGTTCATACTGTTACTCCTTTCGGTTTATAATCAGGGTTGAAGGCTTCGAGCATATCACTTATACGGCGAATATCCTTCACCATATCGAGTATTTCGCCTGAGTTACCGGCCTTGTCGGTAGCCGTGGTGTTGATTAGGATGAAATCGAGTACGTTATTCACCGCCACGCGGTAATAGTTTACCAATGAGCAGTTTTCTTCCTGCATATATTTCAGGCAGGTTAGCATATAGGGGCTGATGGCTACCCCTTCGAGGCTGCGTGGTTCGTTCATAGCGCACCTCCTTCCGGACTATAGACGCTTACCTCTATGTAGCCTTCGTTGCCGAACCGGAAGAGGTAACGATTGAGATTGCCCTCTGTTTTGCGGGCTTGGGTCATTTTAGATGCCGGATAAGCAGGGACTACCTCCTTTACCCCGCTGAGCAGGTTTTCAAAAAAGGTGATTACGTTTTGTTGTGCCGGATGAGTGACACAAGAGTGTGCCCGGCGTGCGGGCCTGCGGCGTGGTGCCGCGGTGAGAGTTGTTTTCATAATGGTGATTTCAGCAATTTGTTTTAGAGCCGTTTAAAATGGTAGCGGCGCTCATTTTCCGCTGCTGAAATCACCAAAGGGCAAAATACCGGTCTCACTCCGGTTCGAAAAATGGCACCGCCATGTAAAATAATCACATCATTGATACACAATCAACAACGTAACGTATAGACACAAAAAAACCACCTAACTTTAGAGTGGTGGGCAAAGCCCTTAAAATGATTTCAGCACTGCAAAGATAAGGTGGTTTTTTGGAAAAGCAATGGGGGAGGGAAAATTTATTCGGGTCTTATTGAATTGAAATCAAAATGAATACCACAACTTTCCATTTTTTTGCCATATTTATTTTTGAACCACTCTTCTATCTCTTTGAATTCATCAGGATCTTCCGTCTCTAACATACGGACATAAGATTCACTGCGAAGAAGTATTTCATGGAATACCATTCTTGCCTTCTGTTTCTCTCCCATTGCTAAATAAGCATTAAAATCAGCCCATGAATATTTATCTATAATGGACGATTTGATTTTTGAAACATTATTGGCCATCGCGAAGAATACAATCAGAATAACGATTGAAACTATCAACGAAAGAATAGATACGATAGAAATTTCACTTGAAGAACTAGAGGATTCTCCGTATTGAGCGAAAACAGATGATGAGATAGCTAAAGTTAATGCAATAAGCAATGAAGATTTTTTCATAGAAGATGTACTTTTTAGATTAATTATTTGACAAAGATAATAATTTTAAACAAAAAAACTATTGGTTAGGTAAGAGCTTTCTTCACTTTTGGGATAATTTACAAGTTTTAGTTCTGACATTCGTTGTGAAGTAGAGTTGTAGTTCCCTTCAATATTGGGATAATCCACAATGAAGAGAACGAGAAAAATTAGAAGGTAAAGTTGTAGTTCCCTTCAATATTGGGATAATCCACAATATGAATTATCTGAAGATTTTATTCGTGAATGTTGTAGTTCCCTTCAATATTGGGATAATCCACAATAGTCTTAAAGAAGATGGTTTAGGTACAATTGTTGTAGTTCCCTTCAATATTGGGATAATCCACAATTAAACGAAAAGCTGAACTTGCAGAGTATGAGTTGTAGTTCCCTTCAATATTGGGATAATCCACAATAAGAATAATAAAGAGTTAAAAGCTTTAATTGTTGTAGTTCCCTCCAATATTGGGATAATCCACAATACTGACACGACAAGCGTTCCTTAAAAGACTGTTGTAGTTCCCTTCAATATTGGGATAATCCACAATTATTTGAGTGTGAAGAAGTAGACAAAGCCGGTTGTAGTTCCCTTCAATATTGGGATAATCCACAATTTTTGGGACAAAATGTCAAAGAACTCTGATGTTGTAGTTCCCTTCAATATTGGGATAATCCACAATCTAACGTATAGCCTCAATTGAGTATCTATTGTTGTAGTTCCCTTCAATATTGGGATAATCCACAATCAATTGATCTCGATAACCTCCCATTATCATGTTGTAGTTCCCTTCAATATTGGGATAATCCACAATACGGGGGAGTGATCCCCCACCTATCTGCTAGTTGTAGTTCCCTTCAATATTGGGATAATCCACAATATATTATCCGTAAATTTCAATAAGTCAATGCGAAAATGTTTTATTGACCTGTAAAATTACGACTTATTCTTCGCATGTTTCAACAGAAACTCTTAGTTTTTCATTTCTAACAATTGCTTGCACATGTTACAATACGCCGTCGGAACTTGGAATGTATAGATATTATCAGACTCTTTTTTAGTTCCCAAATGGAATATTATCTTCGATGTAATACTTCCCACCTGTAACTGATGCATTTGACTGTCGAATTTCAGTTTCAGCACCATCCCGTGTTTATCAAACAAATCAATAAAGGTTTTTGCAACTGCATTCTTCAACTTTCTATCATAGTGCAACAATTCGCGCAACTGGTTAATCAAATCTATCAACGAGTAGTTGGCTGCCGATTTTGTGAGGTAATTAAAGTGTGCAATATGGTTGCGGGTATCACTGTAATTGTTGCACAAAAACAATCTTTTAAAATATGCATCATGTGGTTTTAGTTCTTCATATTTGGGCACTCCGTGAGAGAAATCCATTAATGCTCCACCCTGTTGTTTAACCCTTTGTTGGTCTAAGTATTGAAAATCGCGTTCCCATAAAACCACAAATCCAGCCATACGGCCAAGCATCTCTATCGTAATATTTTGCAAGCTTTTCAAATGCTCGAAATGGAGTTTGTTGTTCAGCCAATTATAACGATCGATATAGTCGCATATATCAATATAATCTTCACCCTTGGTTTCAACAAACCTGCGAGCATAATTATTTTTTTCTCTGATTCTTGTTTTTTTCTCATTATCATCTTTTTCTTTGGCTTCCAGCCAAAGATTATGATATTCCTCCCGTTTCTTTATCATCGCCTCAATAGTGGCACGGGCATTGTGCCATAAGTCAAATTCGTTTTCCGTAATTTTGAACTTTGCATCCGATGCTATTAGCTTCTCGAGCAAGGATGCAGTGCCGTATTTAACACTTAGTTCGATACCGCTATGCACAACAGGGGTTTCATCATCGGTTTGAACATATAAATCACCCCAATTCGTGTAGTCGGAATTCTCTGCTATAAAAGGCTGTAGCCTTTGCAAACATTGTTCTTTGTTTTTATAGATTTGCCAGTAATCGGCAGGCACATTATCGGCATGGAGCAAACAAAGTTCTATAATCTCCGTCAAATGAATGAACAATTCACTTTCCGATGCGGCACGATATTTAATCAGTTCATTACGTAGTGTACTCAGATGGTTTGCATCCAACAATTTGCAGTAAACATAAAACGCAATTTGCTCGTCTTTGGCAGGATCTATCTTATTGTTTTGTATATGACAAAATGGACATATTTTTTTTTCAAGTGCTTTGAGTTTGTCAGCTTGTTGCTGATTGGTATCCGTAGGATTGATTTGTGGTTGCGGCGTATTGATAAATTGATATGCCGACTGCTTCATAAAAGTATCGAAACCCTTTACAAACAACTGCAAAACGAACTTCTCGAAATTGATGCGCGTATCTTCTTTCTTGTCATCCTCCTTCTTGTTTTCTTCCATTATCCATTGGCTTTGCACATAGGCCATGTAATCGGTAATACTTTCACTGCTCTCCATCAATCGGATATCGGCAAAAGCATACGCGTTTTTATTTTTTGAGCTTTGGGCTTGCTGTCTGTTTTTTCCGAGTAACCAGGCTACCGTATCGGCAAAAACCTTGTCGTTATTTGTAAATTCAGGCAGAAAAAGATAATTATAGATGATCTTCAGCAGAAAATAACGTCCACTCCAAGCTTCTTCCGAAAAATCATCTTTCAATTGATATGCCGTCAATTCCAGATTATAGAATGATTCGTCCTGTTTGGAATTCTGATAACCGGTACCACCCTTCATCACCTTTTTAAAACCGGGGGCAAAAGGCACAACGGTTCGACAAAGATGAAATTTTACAACATCCAATAAAAATTTCAGCTGATCGAAACCATATTGAGCCAACACACCCCCACTTTTCAGTTGCAGCGCAAAGGCTTCGGGCAGTTGTTCAAGTTCTTTTTCGAAGAATTGTTTGTAGATAGTGTTCGAAAAAAGAATATTTTCGGCACCCGGGTATTCAAATTTGGTGATATTAAATATGGTTGCAAGGGCATCTTTCTTGTAATGTGCCACATTGTTGCGTATCTGTTGCACTGCACCGCGCATAGCCCAAAGGCTCACCGGTTCAATCATTTCGGCACCAACAGGAAAAAACAATCCATATATATGCTTATTAAAAGCATCCTTTTTCAAACTTCTTATAAAATCATCTTTTCCTACAATATCCTTTATTTGCTCAGGGTCAATAATATTACGGATATTATTGGCGGCAAAAGCCGAAGTGGTAATCAGGTTCATCACAAACGCTTCATCACGTTTCAAGTTGGTCAGGTTTTCACTGGTAGCATCTGCCTTTAAGTCGTGATGCTGGTATTTTCCTTTCCGAAGCAGATTAGCACGCATGGCATTCTCCAATTGATGTGTTACAGTACTTTTTATCGTCTCCGATTTAAGATAATAAACAATATCGGCAGCACTGTTTTTTCTGACATTGCTTTTAATCGGAAAATAGTGTTCGAGATATTTTACCACCTCTAAATTATAAATTGCGAGTTGCTTATTATCACGGTTTTCCTGATTAGGCGTTTCGCGTCTCCCGAAAATAAGAGCCTGATGATTTTGCAGCACTTTTTTCAGGTTCCTATGGTAAGAATTCGTCTCTTTGGGTGTACCGTTATCTCGGAGTTCACCTTTCTCCACACTACGCAGTGAAGCTGCAAGCGTATCGATTATAAACTTTTCATGATAGGTTTCCAAATCCAGTTCACCTTTATCTGTAAAGTCAGTTTCCCACATCAACAAGGCCTTCTGGCGCTTACTTTCCCCATCACCAATCTGAATATGGTTGTTCGTAATCGATTTTTTTAGTTTTCCACTTTTGTCATTAATGTACCATTTGCTCCAGTCGTAATACGGATGTAATTCGTCGAGATTCTGATGTTCTACAGCCTGCAATATGCAAGTTGACAATTCAAATTGAACCCATTGTCCTTCTTTCTGATACTTTACGGGTAAATGAAATTTATGATTCAAAAAAGGCAATATATCTTCGAGAGTTATCTTTGCCGGCAGTTTACGATATTTAAAAATATCTTCAACTACTTTGTATTTGCTTCGGTCGAGTTTCTGTTTCTTTATGGCCTCGTAGCGTAATAGAGTCTTATTCTGGATACTCAGCTCGAAGCTTTTCTGCTTCTTTTGAGGAATAATTTCTTCCGTACGATCCTTTTTATCGATTGTATCATATATCAACGCTCCTTTTTCCGCACTACGGTGCATAAGCACCATTGTGTCTTTGTTGTTTACCGTGACTTTTACTTTTGAAACTCTCATGGATATCTATTTATTGATGTGAAAACAATATACAAGTATTAGGCAATGAAACTTTTAGACAATAACAAAATGACTGCGTGAGCAAAACCGGCGAAATGGATGGTAGATAGACAATGGGTATGGCGTGTGCTATGTGTCTTATTTTTCTTATATTCAATATTTAGCTTCAAATTACCCAAGCAAAAAATCAAAAATGGTATTATTTGTGACACATTCAATCTTTAAAATTGATTTCCAGTAATTAAAGCCGTATTTTTTAAAATTTTCGGCCTCTATATCGATGTTTATTTTTTTTAATACGTCTTTGTGAAGATAAACTCTATATTTATGTAATTCTGTTTTTATTTCAGATATAGTATTGTCGCAGTTCCTACTGAAAAGATCACAAAGTTCTAAGTCTTTATAATGATTGTATATCCGAGTAAAAAATTCAATTTCAATATTATTTCGGTTGTCAACTATAAATTTTACTTTGATTGTAGAATCTATAATTGATAATTCTGCAAAAAGATATTGAACGTTTGGTAAGTCATCAATATATAAATTGAGATATTTTCGCTTATTTCCAATTCTCCAATTTGCAGATTTTTTGCTATTACAATAAGAACAACATGGAATTAAATTCGTTGGTAAATCGGCAAATTCGGCAAATTCACTTTGCGGAATTAAGTGATCGAAAGTATTCACATTGTTCACAGTACAATTAGGACATAATGGTTGCCGAGTGTTATTACTACCTGTAGTAAGTATGTCATTTAATTCTTGAAATGGTTTTGTATCATAATTGTATAAAGATCTTAAATCATTTTTTTCTTGTACGTCATTGATTTTAGTTGACAAAGAAGTCAAATTATCAAGATTAAACTGTTTGTTATATTCTTCAAACTGTTCTTTTACTATTGGATTTAAGCTTAATACTCTGTTTTTAAATTCGGGATCAGTTGATCTGTGATGTTTGCTATTTATCACTTTGTTATGAAATTCTAAAGTATCCCCTTGATAAGCTTTAATTTTTTTCATAGAGAGTTGCCGTTTTTTATAAACAGTGTCAGATTGAGGCTGAGTGGATAATCTTTTGTTTTTATTATTTCAATTATTTGCTGAAAATTATATCCACTAGTATAAAGTTCCTGTATTACCTTCTTGTAAAACTTAGGAACTACTTTATTCCCAAATATTTCTTCAGTTAGAACTGTGAGATTTTCTCCGAAGGATTCTAATCCAATTCTCTTAACAGTGGGAAATTTCCCTCTCCGTTCCATTATATATACACTTTTTGACAATAATTCTCTGATTATCAAAGGAGAGTGCGTAGAGATTATGCAATATGATTGATATTTTTGCAATAGTTCATTTATTGCAGACATAAGAGCTGTTATAGCATTCGGGTGAAGATGTGTTTCAGGTTCATCGAACAATAGTAATGAATCAAATCTGATGTTTGAAATGATGTTGCAAAAAATGTAAAGCAAAGTGCTTTGACCTGAGCTTATTTTATTACAAATAGAAGAAATGTTTCCAAATTGAAATACAGTTTTATCACTAGAACCATCATTCTCAGTTATAAATAAATCATTAATGATGTCTTCATTAAATAGATTGTCAAGAATTTCTTTCAAAGAATCAACTCTTCCCTGTTTCTGTATTTCTTTACAAGATTTCTGTAACCGTTGTTTTAATGCTTTAGCGGTTAATATTTCTTTTTCATCTTTAACTAACTTAGATAATCCACAATAAATGTAATTAAATGAAGCAGTTTCTTTTGGTATTGTAAAATTATCATAGTAACTATTTGACACTGCTATTACCTTACTAAATATTGGTATGTGAGGAGAAAATTTCCCTATTTCTTTCCTTGATAA